TTCCTAGTTTCCAACTAGTATCTACCGCTGTATTAGATATTGTAAGAGCTATAGCTCTAGCTCTAGCTCGTGTGTCTACTTTTGTTGTGCTTGATGTTATGGTAAAAGGCCCTAACGAAGAACTTGATGATACATTATTAGGATAATTTCTTAAATCTAATTGAACAATTGCATTTCCTGTTTGCGATATAAAATCAGGAATAATTCTACTAACACGCATAATATTTTCACCATCACCTCTAAGATCACCTAAGTTAGTTGCAGCTCCTCTAACAACTTTTTGTGTAATATCATAATCTCCAGATGTAATATCCGCTGGTATAGCCGTAGTCACTCCTAGTCTTACTTGATTAACTCCTGTCTCATGTTCATAGTAATATGAAACCCCTTCTGTGTTTCCTGTTACGTCAAAAGATGTATCCGTGTCTGCATCATATTGAGTTGCATGGGGTAAACCAAAAACAGAGGAGTCTTGCCACGAAGTTCTGATAAATAAAGGACTTGCATTTACAAACCATATAGGTCGTTTAGCAGTTGAATCTAGATAACTATATGTAACTGATTGTGTATTTACATTTGATCCAGATTCTGGATAAAACCATGTAACCTCACCAAACAAGTTATTAATACCTGCATAAACCATTTGATTAGATGTTGTATTTAAATTGTCATAAACATAATCTTCAACTAAACAGTCCATAGATTCTAGTTTACCGGTGTATCTAAAGAAACCATTTTCAGACATCCAGTACGCAGCACCGTCAACTTCAACAGCTGCATTCTTACCAATTAATCCACAGTTAGTACCAACTTGTTCAAAAGCAAATGTAAAAGGAGTTCCAACAAAACGCATAGTAAATAAAGCTGTATCACTCCAAACATATAATGCATTTCTACCAAGTTTAGCACCCATAATCCGTGATCCGGCGGCCAGTCTTTGTGTACCAGCACTATTCTCAGCTGTCGGTGTGTAGTCATTAATATTTTCTTGAGAAGAAAATCTTATAAACATATCATCTTGTGTTGCTTTGTTACCAATAGTTGTTTCTGTTCCAAAGAATACTAAGTGACGATCGGGAGTAGATACTAACATATCTCTAGATGCAGTTGGTGCTCCAGATATAATAGTTGCACGTGTTGCTGTTGCATTGGATGCGTCTGCGTCCCATTCAAAACATTCACCGTTAAATATTAAAGCAATTAATGTGCTACCTAAATTATCTAAAGACCACATACCAGGTTCTGCTACTTTATCCGTGGTCGATGCTGCTTGACCCCAGGCTGAGTAAGCACTAAAATTAGTAACTGTTGCACCATTACTGTGAGAGGCGTTAGTTGTTCCTCTAACATTTCTAGTAATTCCAGTAAAACTCGTAGCTGTAATTCCTGTGTAAGATATTTCTTCGTTGTCTACTTGTATAAAATTTGTTCCAGTGCTTGGAAATCCAGTTGTGCTCGCTACGTTAATTGTAGTTCCTGAACCACCAGTTCCAGCAGAGTCAGCATTTAATGCTCCATTTAAAGTTGTTGTCTGTGGGTTGGTCACTGTACCACCCCATTGTGATATACCATAACCAAAAACTCCGACCTGTTCGGCTGGTCCAACATGGTAGTATTGAAAATAAGTTATGCCTCCAGATGTAGTTGCTCCTGATCCTGTTTCAGTAGCACCAGCATTTATTTCTAAAGTAGTAGTTGAAGGCACGGCATTTACCATAAATTTTTTATCACAAAAAGTTGTAGAAGAAAAATTAGAACCTGTAATAGCTGTAAAAGTAGAAGGATCACCAAACAAAACTATATCTCCTACTTCAAAATTATGTGCAGATGGAAATGTAATAGTTACTGTTGACTGTCCATTAGTTGTACTAAATGCACTAGTAAGAGCGGTTCCAGATGGATTAACTAAAGGATGTATGTCATAGTATACACCTCCAGAATACACATATAAAATTCTGTTAGTTCCTATGGCTGCGTATTTAATACCTTCTTTATTAACCATGTGATGCAATCCTCTTGCAGCACCAGTTAATTTCTTGTCTCCTAATTGAGCCCAACCACCTATTTTTTCAGGTGTACCATACCTAAAACGCACGTTTGTACCACCAGTCCACTGTGATTCAGCACCGGTTGATGTAACTTGTTTATTAAATCCTGGTAGAAAACCTAGTTTTTGTAGCATAACCTAGTATTATATAAGGTTTTTATTATTTTGGTAGTATTATATTCCACTCTAACTTGGATAGCAAATCCTGTAAATGGATATCTTTTAGTTGATTATTTTTAACATATTTATGTAATTCTTCTATGTCAACAACAATATATTCATTCTTCATATTAAACACCATTTTATCAGCTTTAGTTTTAAAATTTCCTATTTTAGCATTATTTTGAATTGGTCTTGTATCAAATTTAAATTTTTGATTATGAAGTATTCCTTCAACATCCCAAAGCTCAGTATTTTTTTGTTTATTATTTGCTAAAATAATATCTTTTAATTTTTGATAAAAATCTTTCATTTCTTATAAAGGATGCAGCAGATGGTATGTGGTGTGTCCGCTGCATCCATTATAAAATTATATCATCGTTTAAACCAAGAAGGAAGACCTAAATGTTTACGCTTGTCAAACATATTGTCTTTAGCACCTGGTGTTTTACGATTGTTATAATGAAGAAATACTTGTACGCATTCAGTGCCTTTAAATTTTTCTCTCCAATGTTCTAGCTCACAGCCAGAATAAACCAGCATATCTCCTGGTTTTAAATTTATCTTAATCCCTTTCATACTTTCTTTTCCAGATGGCTCTAAATATATTGGCCAATCATCACCACCTAAATTCATAGTCGTAGATATTTCACAACTAAATCTATCTTTGTGTCTTTCAAGAATATCACCTTTTTTATAAATTCGTGCATAAGTGTAAGCTGGATATAATTTTAATCCTGTTGCTTTTTCCATTTCTGGTTGACATTTAAGCATTAAAGTTTCCATAGCAACATTAGCATATTGAGAATAAGTGTTAGGTATTTGTCCATCTTTACCTTCGTAGAATCCAAGTATATGTTCAAAAGGTGAAAAATATCTATGTTCTATACAAGTATCATAAACTTGTTTTTGCATACTAAAATAATTTGCAACAAAAGCTGCTAGGTCTTTTGATATAGCTTGACGAATAATTGTGTATTTATTTTTTTTAAAACTCATAAAAATTTAAACCAACCTGTAGCTATTATTTTTTCGTTATTACTTACCTCACCTTTGTGAGTATGTGTCCAATCTGGTGGCCAAATTAAAGTTAGTCCTTTTATTGCTGGTGTGTGTATATCTTGATATTTAAAATAAGTTCCACCATTTTTTACATTATTTAAATAAGTCATAAAAACTAAAACTCTATCCATATTATATTTTGATCCTCTTTCTGAATGCCATTCTTTATAACCACCTTTTTTAGGATACCATTGAAGATTAACATTTTCAATAATAAAATTATCAAGATTATGTACTTCAGGATATTCTTTTATATATAAATTTAAAATTTCTTGTAGCTGCAATCTGTATTCATAAACATCTTGATTAAAAGGATTATTGTCTAAATTAATATCAAGAGAATTTTTAATTTTTTTGTCAGTAGTATTATTTCCTTTATTATAAATTACTCCTGGTTTAGCTTTTTCTTTATTATTTTTAAAATAATTAATTAAACTATCACAAATTTTTTCAGGCATATACCAACCTTGAATAAAACTATTTTTGGGTAAATTATATTTTTTAAAACTCATATTAAAAATAATTAAAATTTATTACCATTCTATTTTTACAATCAGTAGAATTAGTTCCATAATGAGCTACGTCAGAATTAAATAAAACCATTCTATTTTCTTTACTATTTATTTTTTCTTTATCAATTATTGTATATCCATTATTATTATTAAGATAAAAAAGAGCTATCTTACATTTAAATTTTTGATCTTGATGAGGTGTAAATTCTACTAGCTTGTGAGATATGGGGTTTAAATTTGCTTTTATTCTAATTAACGATAAAGGTTTTAATTTGTTAATAAGTGGTTTTAAGTTATTAAAATAACCAGAATTAACTTCATCATTTATATAAAAATTGTGACAAAATTGATAATGAAAAAGATTTTTATCTTTTGCTACTTTTATTTCATTATAAAACCACGGAAAAGAATCAGATTCCATTATAGTTTTTAAAATTAAAAACTCGTCTATATTTAAATAATTATCTATTATTTTAAAACTCATATTACATCAAAAGATATTATGTATCTTTTTATTTTTTTATAGGTATTTGGTGTTGAGTGAATTTTTAAACCATCAAATTTTAACAAAGTATTTTCAACACCCTTCGTGTATTTTACAAAATCATAATCTGATGTAGGTTCTGCAAACATAGTTCCTTCTTCATTTGGATTATGTAAATAGTAAACAAAAGAATATTTACAATTGTAATGTTGGTGCCAAGCTATTACATTACCTATTGAACACACACCCCAACACATAGATATTTTATGTGGTTTTATATATTTTTCTACCGATTTTACAAAAGTTTTCATTGCTGGTTTTAAATGAATATCATTTAATGTTTGTAAACCGGGAAAGCCTCCTTTTAAATCTCTAACTTCTTTTTTAATAAATCTAAGAAGTTTTTCTTTCTCCGTTTTTTTTAAAATATTTTTGTATATTTTAAACATCTTTAGCCATCTCTTTTGGTACAGCTTGTATGTTCCAGTGTATAAATCTAAAAGGCTCCTTACCAAAGTCTAGACTAAATTCGTGTTCTAAAAATCCTGGAAAAATAATTAATGTGCCTGGTATAGGTTTAAAATGAATAAGCTCATTACCGTTCCATATACCTTTTTCATCTGGTTTCATTTTTAATTTTGTGGCTCTTGCTCCACCACGTGGTTCATGAAATATTGGGTAAGATGTTTTATCACTACACTTTAAAAAATAAAATCCTGATACGTGTTGATTAGAATGTACGTGTGCTGAATGATATCCACCACCTTTTTTAGCAAACTCTTGAACCCACAACTCACTAAACATAGTTGTATATTGTTGCATATCAAAACCTTCATGATCTAAATACTCCCAAGACTTTAGACCAATGTAATTTCTAAAATCTAAAAAATCATTATCATTAAAGAAAGGACGCGAATTATAAGGTCTTCCAAAATCTCCAAACTTTTTTATATATTCTTTAGCTTCTGGAGAATTTTTAACATCTTTAATATATTTGTTAGTTGCTTGTGTTAAAGATTTTACAAACTCTGGTTTGTGTTCTGACCAAATGGTTGTTTTAAAAAAGTTATCTATATTCATATTATTTAAAGGGCCTTCCTAAATGCCATACTACAAGACTGTATCTTGTGCCTGATGTCACGGGTTTAACTCTATGCCAAACAAAAGAAGGAAATACAATAATAGATCCTTTTGGTAAAATCTCTTTTGCTCTTTGCAAGTGTTTAGCTTCGTCTCTCATATGTGGATCATAGTTTCTAAAATCAAATTCTAATTCACCACCTGTGTATTCTGAACCATCTGTTAATTGACAAGTCATAGATAGTTTTCGAATTTTACCATTATCAGGATCTCCTTCTTTTCTTTTATAAGGTTTATCCCAACTATCACAATGCCAATCATAATATTGGTTGTGTTTATATTTTGTAAACTGACACGATTCTGATTTATCCCATTCAAAATTCCAACCAGCATTTTTATTTGCTGTGTTAACATAAGGATGTAATTCTTTATATATCCAAGCATCATTTAACCAAACTAAATCAGAGTTTCTTTTTCTTTTTAAATCTTTTATTTCTTCTTTATTTAATTTTCTATCACCATAACCACCAATTGAAGCCATGACTTCTTTTTGTGAATTAGCATATTGTATTACATCATCACAAAACTTTGGTGTAAGTGCTGCAGAAAAATACCAATAGTAATTAGATATATTCATAAGTTATAGTTTGAACAAAGTTTAATGAATCTTTTTGATTGTTAGTTAAGTAATACATACTAGTTGATGGAAACATTATAAACATATTGTTTCTTAATTCTATATCCCAAGATTTTCCCTTTCTTCTATTATCGTCATAATAAATTCTAACCATACAATCAATTGTGTTAATTCCATATAAACATGTATAATCAGGTGAGTTTCTTAAATCGACTGGATCAATATGCAATAAAGATTCTGTTTTTTCATTTGGAATATATGCGGTAGCCCATGAATCTTTATTAACTAAATTCATTTTATAATGTAATCTTATATAATCTTTTATATAAGTATTAAGCATGTCCCAACTTCTAGAAAATGTAAATTTTTTTTTATTATAAAAAGATTCCA